ATAACATCATCAAAAAGGTTCAACACATTTACAGCTTACACCGGTGCACTAGGATTTTGCAATCTAAACTATAATGAGTTTAGGCATGTAAGTAAAAAAGTGTTCCCTATAAAACAGGGCAAGTGGATAATTTGGAAAGTGAACTATCACAAATCAAAGTATATCAAAAAGGCAGATAGGTAGTAATGTAATGGCGATATTTGAGAGCACATATGACATAGGAAATATTGTATTTCTTCTAACCGGTGAGCCAGAGTACTCCAGGATGATGGTGATAAGCGTTAAATTTATGCCAAATAATTTGGCAATATATACATGTGTCAGAGGCACTACATGCACCACTCATTTTGAGATCGAGTTAACGGATGAGGAGCCAATGAGATACGGGCCAGGAGGTGTCAGTGTATCAGAATAGTGGGGAGTTCGTGGATCCAGAGATATGCAGGCATCCAGAGGAGTGCACTGAACTGGGTGAGTGCCTCTGCTTTAGTGAGATGACTCATGATGAGTGTGGGTTAAATATTGAACTATGCATTTGCCCTGATTCACCAATTAGCTACAATCATGATGAAAATATGTATATTGTTAAAGATCGAAAAATTGACGATGAAGGAAACGAAACAGGGAGAGAGCGTATGAAATAACTAAAATAAACTACAATACTTTTACCGTACATACAATTAATGTAAGGCCACTCTTTCAAAAGAGTGGCTTTTTTGTTTATGTTTTTACCAGATAAAGACACAGGAGTACAATAATGTCAGTAGAAAAAATCACACTTGCAAACCTATCGCCAGATCTTAACCATCAGTTTGATGTTGCTCAAAAGCAGATCATGGCCAACATTGATGATGATAACTACCCAATTGGTAGAAAGCGATATATGATCATCACCCTGGAGTATAACCCAGATTCGGCCAGAGAGGTCACAGATGTGACTCCAAAGGTAAAGATTAAAATACCTGATGAGATCAAGCTTGCATCAACCAAAGTGTATAAAGACACTGCAGGCGATGGATCAAGTAAAGAGGGTGTTGTATCTCATCATCCTAATCAGATTGACGCGGATCTTAAATAAATGAATGCATTCAAAATGATTGAGGCCGATGCCCGTATAAAACAGATCTGTAAAAAAGCAGTACAGTTCTATGGGTTCGACCATCAGCGTAAAAAGCTCATAGAGGAGGAGGGTGAGCTGCTCACCGCAATCTCTAACAAGGATCCAAACAACCAGATTGAGGAGGTTGCTGATGTTGCTGTTTTATACATCCAGCTGGGCTTTGTGGATGACGTCAAAAGATATATAATCAAAGGCTATGATAATGTTGATACAATGTTACATGTTGAGGCGATTGTAAAAGTAATAGCAAGATATTCACCTCCTGATGTGACAAATCAGAACATCAAAGATGTGGGTAAAGTACTGGTAAGAAAGATCGAGCGCCTGGACGAATACATGAAAAATAACCATGGTTGGCTTCCTGGATTCAAACCGGTTTGTGCCGGTGAATTGGATCCACACAGCTGCTGCCAGAAAAAATAAAATCCTTATAGAATAAGGGCTGAAATTCGGTCCGGTATTGAAAAAGTAATTAGACTGGTAAAACAAAAGCACAAACCCATATAAACACTGGTCTCAGAGCCGGTGAAAAACGCAAAAGTAAAACGAAAAAAATAAGGCCCCGATGGGCTTGACATACAGAGCGATGACCTGCAGTATTTATGTACTGCAGGTCTTTGCATAACCGACAAACTCAGCCAATTAATCCAACACTGAGTATGCGAGAAGAGAGACAAAGTGGACGAAAAAGATGTATTTGAGGTACCGTTTGAGTGCTTCAATCCAGAACACCCAGCCGATCAGATAAGACTTAAAGCAGCAAAAAAGTACAAAACAAAGATCATGAGACTCCTCAAAAAGAGCAGGGTATTTGTTGATAGATTGGTTGATGACACAGATGCCGCGCCTGATGATGCCGGCAATTACCCCCAAAAGAAAGTAAAAACCGATGAGCTCATTGGTGGAAAGTATTACAACATCAGTCAGGTTGCTGATGCCCTGGGTGTAAGTAGGCAGCTGCTCTATGGGTATAAACTCCAGAAAGATCCAGACATATACTCACTGCTCAGGCAGATCAGAGTAGCCAGGAAAATCAAATTACAACATGGTATGGAAAACAGTAACAATGCAGGTGAACGCCTGGCAGCTTTCAGGTTACTGGCCGATGATGATGAGAGAGCAATGCTCAATACCAGGCATGAGATAACTGGCTCAGATGGTGGAGCCATTGAGACTGAGACAAAACATGAACATGAACATGATCACAAGTTAAGAGTAGATGATGCACTAGCCCAGGCACTTCCAGAGGGTACACTACAACTACTTTTAAAAGCGTACAAATCAGTACCAAAACCGGACGAAAAAGCGGAATAGTGTAATGGGAACCATCAGAGATGTCATAAACTCAATGCCAGCCGGCCAGCTACCATCCCAGGCAGCTATTGAAAAAGAACTCAAGCGAATAAAATACACGAAAATTGAAAGGTTTTTCAAAAATGAGGGAGAGTTAAACCGGCACGAATATGCAAAACATATGAGGTTTTTTGCACAGGGCCGACTCAAAAGAGTCAGGGCCTTTATTGCTGCCAACCGAGTTGGCAAAAGCCTATCTGGGAACTATGAGAGCACTCTGCACCTCACTGGTGATTATGACAAATTAGATTGTGACTGGCAGGGTAAGCGCTTCGATAGACCAATTGAGGCTTGGATTTGTGGTATTACTGGAGATAAAACCAGGACATCACTCCAGGAGGAGCTTATTGGAAAAATGGATGATTTCGGTACCGGAATGATCCCAAAAGATTACATCATAAAGCAGCCAAATGGTGCAGCAGGTACCAAAAAGGCAGGGGTATCAAAAGCCCTGGACACTGTAAAAATCAAACATTACACAGATGGTGAAAATGATGGCACCAGTGAAATCAAATTTAAATCCTACAAAGAGGGTTTACTGGCTTTTGAGGCTGAATCAGTTGATTTGATTCACCTGGATGAGGAGTGTCCTCAGGATATCTATGTGTCATGTGTACTTAGAACAATGACAACCGGAGGATGTGTATACCTCACAATGACACCTCTGCAGGGTATGACCCCTATGCTTCTGAATATTCTGGAAAAAGAAAAAGGTAAGGTGGGTGTAACGGTTGCCACATGGGATGATGCGCCACATTTATCAGAAGATGTAAAGGTTGAGATGCTGGATCTGATCCCAGAGTATCAAAGGGATGCCAGATCCAAAGGTATACCCCAGCTGGGCTCAGGGAGTATCTATAAAACATCGGTTGATAAAGTATTTATTGATCCGATCGCAATACCAAAACACTGGCCCCGTGTGTATGGCCTCGATGTTGGTTGGAACAATACAGCAATGGTATGGGCTGCCTGGGATAGAGACAATGATATTGTTTATGTTTATGGTGAAACCAAAGAGGGTGAGAAAACACCTGCAGAGCATGCAATTACCATTAAAAGCCGCGGAGTTACTCCTGGAGTAGTTGACCCAGCATCACAAGGCAGATCTCAAGATAGGGGTAAAACCATCCTGGATCAATACGAGGAGGCTGGTTGTGAGCTCACACCTGCAGATAATGCAGTTGAGCACGGGATATCTGAGATCTATCAAATGCTCAAACATGGGAAACTCAAGATATTCAGTACATGTGGTGGCCTCAAAGATGAGTATAGACTTTACAGAAGAGACAAAAATGGCAAAATTGTCAAGTCAAATGACCACTTGCTCGATGCTCTAAGATATCTAATCAGATCAGGTCTACCCCTTGCAATCACTCCAATGGAGGAGAAAGAGAAGCTAGAAAACAGGGATGATGAGGATGATGTAAGTGATTTACCAGTAATGGCAACTACATCATGGTAATTGCACGGGTGTAAGCCCGTGTAAGCCATCATAACCCGTTTAATATCAAAACAAATAACAATCAATATATACATCTGTGCACTACTTAAACGCTCTTATTCTTACCATGTAAGAAAAGAATGTAAAAAACCTATACACAAATAAATTAAGATAGGATAGCTTTGAGAAAAAGAGGGACATTGATGGCTTACGATTACGACACCGATATTGACGATGATGACGACACAGGTTTAAGCGAAGAACAGAAAGATCAAAAAACGCTCGACCGGATAGATAAAATCTTAAAATCCTGCATGGATAAAACCTCTGAGCAAAGAAATGAGGCCAGGGATTGTGAGAAGCACATTGGCGGTGACCATTTCAGCCCGAAAATCAACAAAGAGCGCAAAGACCGAGTAAATATCATTAAGAATGATGCGCCTATCAAAAAACGTAAGATTGAGAAATTCTGGAAAAAGAGAGAAGCTACTCTTAAATTTCATGCTGTTGAAAATAAAGATAAGGACATTGCACGAATACTGCAGGGTATGGGAAACTATATCGACCGGAATTCAATGGCCCAATTTGTGAAAAACAAAGCATTTGGTCAAATGTTATCAACGGGCCAGGGTGGGTACTACATTGATGTTGATTTTGATGATAGTCAAAGTGGCGAATACGGATTTAATCTAGAAATCAAACAACGGCCAATAAAATCATGGGCTCACCTGGTATATGATGCTGATGCCATCGAGCTGGATAGGTCAGATGCCATGTATGGTGGTTTTTACTTTGAGATGAGCAAAGAGGATTACAAAAAGATTGAAGGTGACGACCTGGGCATCAAACCAAAGAGTATCTATCATGATGATCATATCACTGTTGATGATGATTCTGTTTTATGTTATCGCCACTATGAGAGAGAATTTGAAGAAGATCGGCTAGTTGCCGCAATTGACTGGAGGGAGACCATTAAAGAGGATGGCCAGGAACTCCCAAACCCTACCTTTGGCACTGAGATTGTAATCAGGAAATCAAAAGATAAAGCCCTTTACAGAGACCTCATGCAAGTAATTGAAGATGAGGGAAATGATAACAGAATCACCAATGAGAGAGATATTGATATCCCAGTTGTGTCTTACTGGGAGGTATCTGGTGATAAGATAATCACTGAAAAGCAGAAGTGGGGAGGTCAAACTATACCGATTGTTACCATGCTCGGTGAGGACTATAGACCTGCAAATCAGGACAAACATGCCAGTTGTATCAGATGGAATAAAGATCTAGATCAGGCTTATGATTATTTTCTCTCAAGCATGGCAGAGGAGGTGAGCACATCACCAAAAACCAAATGGATGGGGGCAAAGGAGAAATTTGCCGGCCTGGTTGGATTTTGGGCAAACTCTCACAAGGACAAATTTAGTCATCTACCTTTCAATAATATCTATAACAAAAAAACAGGGGAGCTCATTGATGGCGCTCCTCCGACACCAATATCAGGGGCAAAGGTTCCAGATGGTTGGTTGATGGGTATGCAGACACTTGCAAAAGATAAAGATGATACTAGTGGTATTCAGCCTGGTGCACTCGGTGCAGAAGATGGGCAAAACTCTAAAAGCGGTGCCGCTGTAATTGCCAGATCCAATGAGAGCATGGACACTGCAGAGCCTTTTTATGATGCTCGGATCTATTCTCTACATGTTGAGGCTAAGATCCTTACCGAGGTTATACCGGTATATTATGAGATGGAGCGCATGGTCAGAATACTCGGTGAGGATGGAAAAGAATCTATCGAGCGTATCAATGCCGATGGTGGGATCAACATTGCAGATCTGAAAATACATGTTTACCCTGATACAGGGCCAGCTTTTGCGACTCAGAGAAAAGAGGAAAATGCTGGATTATTTGCACTCATGGGTGCACTCCCTCCCCAGCTGGCTGCAACCATTGCACCTTTTGCCGTTGATGGTAGTGACTGGAAAAATGCAAACGAGATCTCCTCTGTACTGAAAAAGCAGATAGGCCCTGAGCTCTATGATAATGGTGAAGAGAAAAGCCCTGAGATGATGCAGCAGATGATGCAGCAGCTAGAGAGTAAAATGCAGAAGATTACCCAGGAAAATGATGGTTTACGTGAACTCGTAATGACTGAGGTCAAAACAGAGCAGGAAAAAACTGATCGAGCCATCAAAGTTGAGAATTTAAAAACAGATAGAGCTCTGAGATTGGCAAACATGGATAATTCCACTGCAACCAAAAACACAGTACTCAAGAATCAAAATACAGTAGAGCTGCAGGATATGAAAAGCCAGGCCGCTCTCAATGAAATCTTATTTACCCAAATGGCTGCAATGACAGCCACCATGGGTAAAGTATCGGCAGGGATGGAAGGCATATCCACCCAGCTAGAAAGTATGCAACCACAATCATAAACCGCGGTAAAATGCGAGTAAAGAAGGATTAACCGAATGACACAGATTAATACAAATGTACCCGATAGTTTTGATGACATGTTAGATGACTCAGAATCTATTGAGGAAAATACAACCATCGATAATGATGAGAATGATGAAGGCGATGAACCAGATGAAGGTGATGAGCTAGATGAAGGCGATGAACCAGGTGAAGGTGATGAGCTAGATGAAGGCGATGAATCGGATGAAGGTGATAAACCGGATGAAGTGAATGAGGTTGATCAAGCGGCTGATAAGGTTGCAAAGAAAAAAGAAAAAAGTAAAAACCGTACAGAGCGTCGATTCAAAGGATATGCTGACGAGTTAAAAAGACAAAAATCAATTATAGACCAATTAACGCATGAAAAAAGTCAGGGCTTTCAAGCCCAGGCAACACCTGCAGCACCATTGAATCAAAACCAGCAATTACCAGGAGCGGTACCACAACCGCTCATAGTAAATGGACAAATAATTGCTGAGCCAAGCGAGACAAACTATGGAACATACGCAGAGTATTTAGCAGCGTTAACGACCTATGATACACTAATAAAGCAACAAGTACCGGCAAATGTAAATCCAGCAATTACTCAGATGAATGCAGCAAAGGTGAACCCAAGCGCATACACTGATGTTGATAAGATGACCTTTCGCATTAATGCAAAGGCCGAGATGGATAAAAATGAAGGTTTCAAAAATGCTTATTTAGCAAACTCAGTAATCATTGACTCTGTTGGCCCTGAGGTTGATGCACATATTGTGAACAGTAAACACGGTGTTAAGATTTTGCATAAGTTAGCTCTCAATCCAGAGCTAGCCCTTGCGCTTAAAAATCAAACCGGTGTCCAGCTGGCTCAATCGTTTGCATCACTTGAGAGAAATGTCGGAGGCGCGAAGGTGTCTAAGAATAAAAAGCCAAAAGGGCAAAAGCGCAGAAGTAACGGTAATAGAAGTGTAAAAGTCGGTGTATCATCACTTTTAGAGATGAGCAATGTTGACTATGAAAAAGAAATGAACTCATAAACGTATAAAGGGAATATCATGGGAACTAATGAAATTCAGAAATTTAGTGCAGTCTCCAAGGAAGCTGTAAGACTGATTCAGTCTAAAACTATTGCACCGAATGTGTGCGATAGAACAGAGGATCAGAAAACCAAAGGACAAACCCGTGTATTTGAGGCTACAAAAGCCGGTGATACTATGGAATTTGTTAAACCTATCCGCTTTCGCGGTAGAAACTCACTGACAAGAACAAGCGAGGCAATTGTAGAGCGTAAGGCTCCACTGGCTAGAGTTGAGATTGCTGGTGTTGACGTTGAATTGAATATTTTGGAGCTTTCTGATGATGTAGTTGTCAGCAAAGAAAACCTCAAAATGTTCTCAGATTTGTATATGAAACCTGCAATGGAGACAATGGGTGCTCTGGTTGATGGGAAATTACTTCCATTAATGAAAAATGCTATCAGCAACTCTGTTGGCACCTTTGGTTCCGCTCTGAGTGACGCTGGTATCTTTGGCCAGGCTAAAGCTCAGCTGAACAAATACGAGGCTCAGAAAGGTGATCGACACTGTATCATAAGTGATAACGGTGTAACTGAGTACACAACCGCTGTAAGTGGTTTCTTTAACCCGACTGATGAAGTAACAAAGCAGTACAGAGATGGTATGATCAGAAAAACTCAGAATTTCACATTCTGGGAGACTGACAGACTTGCTGTACAGGTGAATGGTACATTCTCTGGGACTATCACTATTGCAGTGGCTCCACTTGAGGGCGAAACATCAATGACCCTTACAGGTTTTACACCTGGTGATGATTTGACAGAAGGTCAGATTCTCTATTTTGAAGATGTAAACCGTGTTAATCCACTCACTTATGAGAACCGCTGGGAGCAGCAGGGTTTTGTTGTTGAGTCTATTGATGGTGTAGCTGATGGATCAGGTGATATGGTTGTAACATTTTTGGAGAAATTTGAAGCACTTCAAACAAACTCTTTTCAAAATATCTCTCAATTGCCACTTGTGGGCGGTGCGGTGACTTTTGATGGTGCAAGTGATGAGGTTTCAATGCAGAACATTGCACTCCATAAACATGCATTCCTTTGGGGTTGTACCGCACTCGGTAACATCTACCAAAAGAACTCAGGCCAGGAAGCTCAGATCTATGATGAAGAGTCTAAGATTAGAATGAAATGCACAACTGATGGAGACATTGACACAATGACTGCAATCACTCGTTTTGATATGGCTCACGGTCTCGGTGCATACTGGACACCTCACGCAACTCGTATTAATGGTGCTCTTTAATAGTTAACCATTAACTAAATCTTAAGCGGCTCACAGTGGGCCGCTTAATACAAATCAAGGCACACATGAAAAAATTTATAACACCGTGTTTTCTGCACTCTGCAACTGGACACTATACACTAGTGAAAAATGAGCAGCAGTTAAGTCAGGTTGTAAAAGTATTTAATCTCACCAAACCAGCTGATGACATTGAGAAGCCTGAGCGCTTAAAAATTGCAATGGCTATCAAAGCAACTGAAAAGATTGTCAACGGTGGTGTAGTAACTCCCCTGGGCAAAAAAGCAGCAGCGAAGAGAGTACCGGTACAATTTCAGATCGAGATTGATGCAGTTGCAAAGGCAAAGGCAGCGGTTGTAAAAGCTCACCAGGATGTATCTGATGCATCTGATGAAAAAGAAACAAATGCAGCAGCTCTAAATCTGGCAGGCGCTCAATCAGATCTTAAGGCGGCCTATAAAATGCTCGATGATGTGAAGCAAGGCAGAATTGAACCGGCAAAGCCAAAGGCAAAGCCAAAAACAAAGCCAAAAACAAAGCCAAAAGCACCGGCAAATTCCAAAGGTGATGAACCCAAAGGCGATGAACCCAAAGGTGATGAACCCAAAGGCGATGAACCCAAAGGTGATGAACCCAAAGGTGATGAACCCAAAGGTGATGATTCCAAAGGTGATGAACCAGAAAAAGAACTGACACCAGCTGAGATACTGGCAGCAGCAGAAACAGCAGAATAAAGGTAATATATGAAATTAACAGGCGCTCAATACATCCGCAATGCCCTCTTAAAGCTGAATGTGATCGGGGAACAAGAAACTCCGAATGCTAAAGCTATCAGTGATGGAATGACAACTTTGCTTTTTGTTGTTGATAGTTTAAACGCTGATCAATTGAGCGGCTGTTTCTCATATGTAACCAAAACTATACCTCTAATAGCTGGAGAGCCAAAGTATTTAATTGGCCCCAGCTCTTTACCTGATCCTCTAGATAGACCAATTGCCATAACAGCGGTAAATGTAGAGATTGGTAATGATGATGTAACCTATCCGGTAACATTCATGAGCCAAAAAGAGTACAGCAAATACTCACTCAAATCAACAAATCAAAGCATACCAACAAAATACTTTTATAACCCAGGATTCACCGATGGTGAGATTTTCCTGTACCCTGCACCATCCAGCAGCAGCTATAAACTAAATGTTACCTACAAATCAACATTTACAGAGTACATGAACCCAAATGATTATCTTGAGTTCCCTCCTGGCTTTGCAGAATATTTCTTATTAAAACTGACTAAAAAATCAGCTTCCAGCTATGGTGTAAACATGGCACCAGAGGACGTGACTGATCTGGCAATGATAGAGCAGACTATTATCAATAACAGCCCAGAGGGTCTACCTTCAAGGATATACAGCGATATGGCACCAGGGCCGGTGTATGATGGATTTGTAACTTACATCCCTACCCGTGGGGGCTAATAATGCCCCAGATGCAACTCAATCACTTACTCGGTTCTTATTATCCCGATGCCTTCCAGTTCTCAGCAAACCGGTGTGTAAATCTATACCCTCATACACCCAGAGGCTCAAAAGGTAAAACCCAGGGAGTGCTTTACAGTACGCCAGGTAAAAACCTTTTTGCAGTGGCAAACCCTGATTTAGGTGGTGGGTGCCGAGGAAAGCACACGACTGCAAAGGGTCGTACTTTCATGGTGTATGGTAATGGATTATTTGAGATTGATCAATCTGGAACATTTACAAAACTGGGAACCCTTGAAACTTTTAGTGGGTATGTGACAATTGCATCAAACCAGCTGGTTGTAAATGTACTCGATGGAACTGAGGGTTATTTCTTAACACTCAGTTCAAATGCCTTTGAGATAATATCAGATCCGCAATTCCCCAAAACCTGCAGAACAGTGATATATGATGATACATATTTCATATGGTGCGCTGATGGTACCGACTTCTTTTACATATCAAATAACAATGCTTTTGATGCTGCAGATTGTACAAATGGAGACAGAGGCCGCGCTGATAAAGCAGCTGATATAATTATTACTGCAGTAAGACGCGGTAATGATATCATATTTTTTGGAACTGAAAACATCGAATTTTGGTACAACTCAGGGAACCCAGCGTTCCCGTATGAAAGAAACAGAACAGCGACTATACAGATAGGATGCGGAGCACCGGAATCAGTCCAGGAGATTGCTGGATCGGTATTCTTTTTAGGTGGTGGCCGTGTAGGGTTTGGATCTGTTTACAGGATAGATGAGTACAGGGAGAGAGAGATCAGCACTGATGACATCACAGTCAGAAATCAGGACGCGGCCTTTTTAACCGATAGCTTTGGGGCCGAGGATCAACATGGTGGAAATAAGTTCTACATACTGACAATACCAGCATTTAATAAAACCATAGCTTTTGATATTGATAGACACAAATGGCATGAACGCGGTGTGTTACTGCCATCTGGAGAGCTGGGCAGAGAAAAAATCAGTCATACTATATTCTTTAATAATAAACAGTACATTGCAGATATCTCAAGCAATGAACTGCATGAGTACTCAAGATCATTTGGAACTGATAACGGGAAAACAATAGGCAGACTGCTCAGATTGCAACATATTTTTAGTGGTACCGATAGAGTCAGAATCGGTGCGATAATGATGGATGTACAAAAGGGTGCCGGTGAAACAAATGGAACGGTACCGGAAACAAACCCATCTATAAGGCTTAGAATTAGTAAGGATGGAGCGGCAACATTTTTAGCATATGATACACAGGAGATCGGTGCAAAAGGTGTATACAGGGGCCAGTTGAAATGGCCGAGAATAGGCCAAGCCAGAGATATAGTGCCAGAGTTTTACTATGCAGGCAGGGTGCCAATTGAAATATTTGGAATATATGCGGAGGTATTATAAATGAATTTATCACCATTACCAACAAAGGCCATGTTGCTCGGTGCGGCTGGCAGGATAGCAAAAGAGTGGAATGACTTCTTTTTGTCAATGACCACAATGCTCAGTATTGACAACTTTTACAGAAGAAAAAACGAGGCACCGGTAACGTCCGGTATCACTGCAGTGACTAAGGTTCTGGATTACAGTACCGTAAATGGCATTACCGCAGTATCAATAAAATTTAAAAGTGCACCGGTTGTGATGGCTGCAGGGTCGACAATGACAATGCCAAAGGAATCAATTAACCAGGTGATTGGGTATATTTATAATCAATCAGGTATCCAGCAGGGAACGGTAAAAATTAACGGTTTATTGATGGAGTTCCCAGAGATAACCGGTGAGAATGAGTTAACAGTAAATATGGTTTATTTAGCTAAAGAAGGGTAAAGGAATATTATGTCAAAATGGTATGAAAGAGCAGGCACAGCAGCAAAGGATTTTGCTTCTGATATTCCGGTACTAGGTGGGTTATTTGGGGAAAACTCATATGATAAAGCTGGCAACCTTCTAATGGAGGGTGCAGATAGAGGGAGAACCGCACTTACAGAGGGTAGAGACACCTCTGCAGGATATATGCAACCATACTACAAAACTGGAATGGATGCATACCAGCAGCAGGCCAAGGGTGTAATGGGTGGCCTTTACGATCAGCCAGATTTTCAGTCAGGAGATATAAGCTCATTTGCCGGTCAGAGAGTAAGTGGGGCTCCACAATCTCAACAGTTGAACCAATTGAGTTATGAGGACTTTCAAAAAAGCCCAGCTTACCAGGTACAGATGGAGCAGGGCCAGGAGGCGATTGATAGGATGGCTGCAGCTGGCAGGATACCAGGAGGGTACAGCGGAACCGCTGCAACTGAGCAGCTCATGCAACATGGTCAGAATTTAGCAGCCGGTGAGTATGCCAGGCAGGATCAACTACAAAGAGATATCCAACAGGCGAACATGGGAAATCTGCAGCAGGATTGGCAAAACCAGATTAATGCCGGTAATATCAATTACCAGAGAGGCATGGGGGAAAATCAACTCATGCAGGGCAGAAATGTGCAAGATTACCAAATGGGTCGCCAAGGTCTGATGGATCAATACGGAATGATGCAGGATCAAGCGGCTCCAGGAATGCAGGCGGCTGGTGCCCTTTCAAATATTTATGGTGGGTATGGTAGAGATATTGCAGGTCTTGAGACTGATCTTGCAAGTGCTAGAGCTGGAATAACAGCCCAGGAAGGTCAGGAAAATAAGGAGCTGATGGGCGCTCTGTTTGAGCAGGGAAAATCATTACTTTCAGCAGGGGGCGCGTAGTATGGCAATATCAGCTCAACCGGTAATGCAGGGGTTTAGCGGCCCAGGTATACTCCAGGGGGCGTCATCAATGAGAGACCTCCTGGACAGATATGCAAAAGCAAAATGGACTGAAAAAAGCAGAAGGGAAAACACTGACGCTAAAAATCTGTACAAAAATATAGTACAGGAAAATATTGATAAAAGCATTGATTATGATGCAGCTCTCAAACCGTTCCATGTTAAACATGGGAATGTTGTGCAGCAGATGACTCCGCAATATATGAAGGATGGCCAGTTAGATAAAAAAGGTTTATTCGATCAGCTAAGCAAATACAATCCAGAACTATCAAAAATGGTACTTCCCCAGGCAACAAACGCAATGAACTGGGATGATGTGAATGAGCAGTTCAGACAACAGGTAAGCCCTGATATGTACAGAGCTATGGTGGGCGAAGAAAAGAAGTCAATGCCATGGGTGAGCCTGGGTAAAGATAAACTTTATAATAAGGAAACCGGTGAGACAAAAGCAGCTGATGGATCAGTTGGCCCAGGACTTAAAGGAATGATTGATAGCCAGGCTGCAAACCAGATGCACCTTATCGGTGATCAGACTGGATATGATCAGGTCAGAAAAATGGCAACCGCGCGCGGCCTTGACACCGCGATGTGGCCAGAGCAGTATAGTCCTGAGACTAAGGACGCTCTTTTATTATCATCAATAGGTGACTCAGAAAAAGCAATGAGGATCATTGAAACTAAGAGAGGCAATGAGATCAGGGATAGACTAGCCAGGCTTAAAGAAGAAAGAGATAGAGAGGTTGATGCAATGAAGCAAAAGCAGCTCGATGAACAAATAAGACGTACAAATGCAATGCTTGAGAAAAACATGCGGATCGAGGAGAGAACCGCGGCAAATGTAGAGTTTTCAAGGGAGAAGTATAGGAATGCGCTTCCAAAGTATTTGAAAGATCTACATGTTGGCAAAGAGCAGCATATACCTCAGAAAGCATACAATGATGTAATGGATTTAGTTGATGTGGTTCCTCATGCAATAAATACGATTGAAAAAATAGAGGACTTGTTTAATGTGCATGGATTTCAAAGAATGCCAGGAGAGGTGCAAGCAGATATGGCATCACTAATGACAACACTGCAGGCTCAACTCAAAGGCGATGCGCTTTTACAGCTCGGAGTGCTCAACGGTGGTGATATGGATTTCTTACTCAGTATGACCGGTGACCCTACAAGTATCGCGAACTTTAGCGAAACTGGGCAGTTTGCAAGACTTAAAAACGTAAAAGCGTATGTTGGCGATAAGTTTGAAACTAAGATGAATGCTATGGGATTCAAAGGAGCAAGCCCGAAAAAAATATTAAAAGAATACGACACGTCAACAATTGGAACCGGTAAGAAAAAAGTTAATGAGTTTGGTGCTGAAAATGACACTGATGCAGAAGCAGAAGAACTTTTAAAAAGGTACAAATAGATGGCTCTTAGTAAATCAAGACAAAAAATACTCGATGGCATGATTAAAAAAATGAAAACCGATAAGGTTGAGTGGTCAAAGATTGAGGCGACTGTAAAGAGGTATGTAAAAAAATACAGTGGTGAGAAATCACCAAGTACACTAAATCTGGAGAAAGCGATTAGAATGGCTATAAAAGATGGTAGCCCTCCTGAGATAATCGAAACACTAAGAGCAATGCATCCATCATATACGGATGAGCAAAAGCAGCAAATCAGAGAGGGCGCTTCTTTAATCTCTGCAGACAAATTAGATCCAGGTGATAGGTACAATATACTAGGGATGCCGATGCCTGCACCACTTGCAAGCGCATTTGAAACAGTCTTTCCCTATGCGTCCAGGGCAACCAAAAAAGGTGCCAGCGATGAACGTGTAGGGGCTGGGGCTTATGCTGATGTGTCGAGTGGACTGGGTAGAGCAGCGGTTGGACTTGCTGAGTCTGGAACTGATTTACTACTCAATACACTTACAGGGGCAACATCAGGCAGATCTCTGGGAGAGAACATTGCTGATATTGACAGAGAAAATATAGTCACAAAAACACTGAGCGCTCCTGGAACAGTTGAGAGCCTGGCAGTTGGTGGAATACTGGGCCAGGGTATAAAGGCCGCGGCTCCAGCACTTAAAAACATACCAGCAGTAAGTAACATCTTAAGTAAAACACCGCTGCAGCCACTTGCTGATGTTATCAGTAAAGGCGCGAGTAAATTACCATTCATGGGAAAAAGCGGAATCGTAACGCCTGGCATTGAGGCATCTATTGGCCAGAGGATAGCACCCATGGCAACGAGGGGGGCAATATCATCAGTTCCATCAGCGCTCACAACTCAGGCGGCAGACTACTCTCAAACCGGTGAGTTTGATATGGGTGAGGCAGGGCTGGAGGTTGCTGCAGGTGCGGTGCTCGATCCTGCAACTGAGCTACTAGGGAGGCAGGCACTCAAGGCCGGTAAATCACTAGCAAAAACTTTCTTCCAAAATGTGAGCGATAGATCAGGCGATATGCTTGATTTTGTACAGCTTGAGGAGCTCAAAGAGGGAGCGAGTAAGTACCTGGGCAAAGGCTCCATAAAAGGGTATAAGTCATCTAAATTAAATACACTCAGAGATTTTGGTAAACAGTCAAAAGATATGACCGATGAGATGTTACACCAATTGGATAATTTTCATGAGTTGCATTTGGCCGATCCAGGTAATAGAGCGTATGAGGCTTTGCAGGATTTGGATCTAATAAACATCAAACCGCTCAGGGATCAGATGTACTCTGAAAAAAGCCGGTTAGCTCCAGCAAATATGAAGTGGTACATCGAGGAGGGAAAGGGGGAATTTGCTGGTGGTAAGATACCGATAGGGTACCGGTTTGGTATACCTGGACTGGATAAAAAATTAGAGAGGATTGATGGTCTAATAATGAATACAGTGTCACCAGCTGGACTCATTGAAGCAAATGACCTTATTGATGTAAAGGTTGTAAAAAATAATTTAGTAGCCAAAAAGAAAATACCGGAAGGTTGGAAAGATAGGTATGAGGATGGAGGTGTGCCATTTGGCCATAAATTTGGAGATCAAAAAATTGATTCATACAATAGAAAGATTGATGAGCTGGTTTTACAGTTTGGCCCTGCTAATGGAACATTAGAACAGGAGGAGGCTCAGAGGCTCCTCAGAATGGCAATAACTGCAGGTGATGACTTACCACCGGATTTAGTAAATAAAGCATTTAGGAAAAAAGAGAGTATTGATAAAAAGGCTGATTACTGGCCGGTGGAGAGAGTTAACAACCTGGTAAACCAAAACACTAATTTAGGCGACAAGTCAAAAATTGAAGTACTCAACAATGTTTTGCTGGATGGATCAGCAAGAACGTCAAAAGATGAATTAATGCACCCAATACAAATGGTTGATTTGAGGAATGCACTGGATGAGGAGGTAAAACACAATGTAACTGAGTACGGGAGCATGAACGCAATAAATAAGCGCCTCAGGCATATGATGAAAGTTGATTTAGAAAATGCATCAATAAGATCAGGGAATAAAGCGTATATACCGGCAATGAGAGAACTCAATGATAAGCTGGAAGCTAAAGAGCAGCTGATGGATCTCATGAATAGTAATACCGATTGGGGAGGCGCTGAGCGGTATGAGCGTTTTTTACTATCACTAGCTAACAAAAATAAAATTTCGCGTAATATATTTGTCAGTAAACTTGAGAGATTGATGGGTGTTAAGATTAAAGAGAAAGCAAACCTCCTTAAAATGGCGTCAGAGTATGCGGATAATTTACCGGTACTGAACGATATGAGAACCGGAGCCAGGACAATGGCAACCACTCTTTTCAAAGAGACTCCTTTAAAGTTTGCCGGTGCACTTACACTGGGGCCAAAGGGTGCAGCGGTAGCACATGGATTAATGAATAAGGCGACACCTGCAGTACAGAAGGGTGTAACCGCAGCGAGACAATTCGCACATCCAGCAATAAGTAATATTTATCAAAGGGAACAATAAAATGGCAGTTGCAACATCATTACAACCATGGATAACACCGAGATACTGGGATAGCTTAGACCCGACAACACCGCTGGAAAACGGCAAAATGTATTACTATGCAGCTGGGACATTGGATCTTAAAGATATTTTTACTGATCCAGCTGGAACGGTTCCTCATCCAAATCCCATAACGCTCGATGCTGCAGGTAGATCACCAGGAATGGTGTGGTTTAAAAATGGAGCTTATGATGTTGTAATAAAAGATAAATTCGATGTACAACATTGGAATGCAGACGGTGTGTCCGGTGCTGGTAGTATTAACCTGATCAGGGTTGACACCAGAGCAGAGATCAGGCTGGTTGAGGTTGAAGGCAATGAAAATGCTTTGATTGTATGCCCTGGAGACATTACATCTGGAGGAAGCGAAAACCGAATATATTTTTATGACGCAACAAGTTCAGCCGCGGATAACGATGATACTGTATTGCAACCATCAACCGCACCGGCCCTGGGGCGCTGGATCACCTTTGCTGAATCAGAAAGCACGATTACTGCAATACTGGCCAGGCTCGATGTGCTTGAGTCAAAAGTGGCTGACTTAGAGGGTGGAACGGAAAACGTTGATTCAATGTCAACAGAATCACTACTTACCAGAACCGGTAGACTTGATAACTTGATCACAACACAATCATATTACTCATTGAGTAATTTTGGTGGGGCGTCCTGGAAAAAAACAGGGTCAACCGGAACGCCTGGGGATACTGACTTTGAGAATGGTATCTTATATGATGGCAATGGTAGTGAGAGATCAATACAAAACACAAAGGTAACTCCAGGAATGTATGGAGCGCTTGCGAGTCCTTTTACAGATGCTAGTGCAGAAATCCAACACGCCTTTAATTCATCAGATATTACACTTTTTGATCGAATGTATTATACATCAAATACGTTAACACTGCCACAAAATCCAGCCGGTAAAACCATTGAGGGGGTTAATAGTAAAACCTCCGGTATAACAACAATGACAAATTTTTCCGGTACTGAGAAATCTATCAGCTCAATCAATGGCGGCCCAGCTGAACAGACAATAAATGCCACCGCGCACGGGTTAACCGGTGGAGAGCAGGTATTTATCTATGGGTGCAATACTCCAGAGTATAACGGGTTTTGGGACAACATAGCCTATGTGGACGATGATACATTTAAAATAGGTCGTAAACTGGATTTTCCAACGTTCCCAACGAGTAACCCATCTGGAACAATATTTTTTAGAACATGCAAGCCAGTTTTAACAGCGAGTGAAAATTACAACTATGAAAAGTTAACCCTTAAAAACTTTGCAATAAAAGGTGATGGGTCATTGAGTAGCGCCTGCGGCAATGCTATTGAATTCAAATTTAATGCAGGCATGCCAAACGGTGTAAATTCACTAATTAAAACAAAACTTTCAAACCTTAATTTAAACGCGTACGGAGGGGCGGGGCTCAGCCTGGTTAATTCGTTTGCATGTGATATTGAGAGAGTATACGCATCAAGTGTGTTACACCATGGCATACTTATTGACGACAACTCAGCAACCACAACTTTCAGAAACTATGGCGTTTCAAATGCTGGCAGAGGTAAGGCAGCGGTATATGCAAAAAAAGATATATCGAGTGATGGGCTAAATGTTGTAAACGATGCTAATGGGGCGTCCTACGCGATATATGCTGGTAATATTTATGAAGGTGATGGGGTGGGGGCATATACCCCAACGGTAAAAATAAGAAATAGTAATTTGGATGGTTTTTTCTTGGATCATATAATATTTTCATATGTGCCAAGGGGTACGCTTGAAAATAATATTTTCCATCTTCGCGACGCAAATACAGATTTTTTCGTAAAGTGTGACAGTGCCTCGAATTCACATCCAAACTATAATCAGCCTCACTCTGGATTGACGATAAACGCGAACAAATATAATAAAAATGGGTTTTCATTAGCGAGAGATTACTATGACTCAGGAGCAGGTGCATTTACTAACGAGGATGATCATGGAATCTTTTTTGTTATAAGTGACCCCGATGTAAATTACTACATAAAAAACTTTTCATTAAAAATACCGTTCACACTCATGCAAACATCATATGTTGAATTGTATAGGGCGTATGATAATGAAACAGGTGATACAATAGATGTCCTGGGAAAATCATTTATTGATATTAATGGGGGAACCGTTAAAAAATTAATGACCGGTGGGAAAGATGGCGATAGGGTGAGGCTTTCAACCGACTCATCAAATATGACGTTAAAGCACAGAGATGGAGGAAACGACTCTTTCAGTATGACATCATTGAATGATATTAAAATGAACGAAAAAACAGTCTATGAATTTGAGAGAGTGCTTTCAGTGTGGAGGCAGATTGATAAAAATGAGGGCGATATTGAAACAAAACTTATGGGGCCGCTTGAAACGTTAGAGATAACAGGGCCGATACCAGAAGATAAAGCAGTCTATGATATATTGTTATACTCTGTACTAGATGACGCGCCAAATATCCAGAACGGGGGGAAATTACTAATAGCTATGCAATTAGTGGTCGATGATTCTTTCAATAAGGATTTGTATTTGATATCTAACAATATACCCTCTATTTCTTCGACCGATGTACAGCTGCTAATAGGGCTAGATGGTAACTCAAAAGACGTGGTAAAAGTAATAACAGATACGGGTGTATCATTTGATTTTGTTAAAAGAATTCAGAGAGCATAAATAAATTTAAAGGAGTAGAGCAATGGTAAAGTCAATAGGAAAAGCAAATTTTGAGGGTAATGTGAGAGGTTCAGATGAGATGCTCTCTGAGTCAATGGGTAAAAAAGGTAGTTACCCGTTTAATAATAGCGCAATACCTGCGCTGCCAAAAGGTGTGATTGTGTCGAGCATCACAATATCAGAGGGTACAGCTCTGGTATCTGGAAAGCAGTGCGCTGCAGCTAAAGAACTTAGGAAAGCAGGATTTGTGCCAGACTGGTCGAGTCATCCGGTTGGAGTGGGTGCCAGACCTTTGGCGCTGTATGATGTAACCATTGACACCACTGCAGCGGTCGGTGAGATCTGGTGGGGGTAACTTATGAGGATGGGAATATCTCATTGTATAGATACAATAGCGGTACACTTAAATAGTGTCATAGGGTTTCTATGTAATTTTTCAACATATGGAACAACAATACTCAGGGCTCCAGTAAATGTGATAACATCGAGAGTTGAAACGGATGATTTAACACCGGTTGATTTATCAACAAAGACAACCGTTTGGGAGTTTCAATATAAGCTCACGGAAAACATAACGGACTTTTTAAAGTTGTTAAATGTTAAGCAGTCTAAAGCCAGCAGCCAGGTAATAGTTGAGGCATGGATAGAAACAGGCTTTATATATTCTAGATGGTTTACGAGTGCCGGTGTACAAATTGGCAATACATCGGGTAATTTTACAGGTGTTGCCGGTGATGTTCTTAATTTCAAATTAACCACTTCCCCGACTGGGATTACATTTGAGCAAAATGGCGTACCATTCAATAATAACCTTTATAGTATGGGTGTATCACTGGCAGGGGTTGAGTCATACGGTGCACTTTCTAATGTTAACACAGAAGATAGTTTATTACTGATAAGCTCAAATAGTGGGCTTGCCGGTGTGGTTGACTATATATCAAATGTTGACGATGGGTCAGACTTTACAAGCAGCACCGGTGTGCATTCTGAAATAATAAGGAGTGGCGCGGCAAACGAGCAGATGCCAGATTATACACCAGACCCTAGTGATATAACATCAACAATAAAAAAGGTACGGATTGATTTTGTTGATAGCACATATGTAAACTCGAAACTTATAGGTGTAGGTCTCGGTGACAGTATCCCAGAGGGGCAGGACGCAGTCGATAAAAAAGGCTATCTTTACGACCTTGAAACTTATGTGCGTTCTGATAAAATCGCTTTCGGTACGTTTAACAATATTTCTTATTCGTCACAGACTATAGCGGACATCGCCCCGGATGGGTTCGGGGGTGAAGATGTAACTAGAAATATTA